GTTTCCCAGTCACGATCACGCGGCGCCTTCGCCAGCAGGTCCAGTTGTGATTTGCTGACACCTTCGCCAGCGTGATATTGCGCGTTCGGGATGTCTTTATAGTAGCCGGTTTTCATTGCTCACCTCATCAAAGTTCGTGAACCCGGACAATATCACCACGGTGCGACCGCTGCAACAGGATGGGTAAAGAAAAGTTGCGATTATTCACCCGCCCCATGTTGCACGGCCCGCACCGATGCGTGATAATGTGCCGGAACCTCAACAGGAGATCGACTTCAATGACTGACGAAATTCACATGACGCCGGCCCAGGTGGTCGAGGAAGTGCTGGGCGGTCCGCGCCCTCTTTCCCGCGAGCTGGCGGCAATGGGCACGAACGTGGATGCTTCCAGTGTAAGCCGCTGGAAAAACAATGGCGGGCTGATTCGGGCCGTGTACCACAAACCGCTGCTGGAATTGGCCAAGAAGAAGGGCCGGAGCCGGAAGTTGACCGAGAAGCACTTGATTCATGGTAAGACCATCAACAGTTGCAAAACGTGCAAGAGTTGACCTTGACGCTATCCGACCCGACCCCGCTCCTGAATGTCTGGCAGCGGTGGCACTGGCGGGAGCGTGGCCGGTACGTCGCACGGTGCCGGCTGGAAATGCGGACTCAGATGATCCCGCCCAAGGTGCCGATGGAGAAATGCCATGTCGCTATCCGGCGGTACAGCATCAAGCTGCCGGACTGGGATGGGCTGTTCGCCTCGGCCAAGGCGCCCCTGGATTGCCTTGTGGTCCAGTCCCGGCAAAACCCGCACGGGTTGGGTTTCATCCGGGACGATAACCCCAACTGCATTTTAACCCTGACCATCACCCCGGTGTTGGTCAAACACAGAAACGAGCAGCGCACGGAAATCACCGTGACGCCTGCCGATGAAAGCGAGGTGAGTGGGTATGAGTGAGTATGAAAAATTCATTGAGGGGAAGCAGTTTAACCAAATGCGAGCTGGGTTTGAGCCACCGGATCTTTCCGACAAGCTATTTGATTTCCAGCGCGCGATTGTCGATTGGGCGTGCCGTCGAGGCCGCGCCGCCATCTTCGCTGATACGGGGCTCGGCAAGACGCTGATGGAGCTTGAGTGGGCGCAGCAGGTGGCCGACCACACCGGCAAGCCGGTGCTGATCGTCGCGCCGCTGTGTGTCGCTCACCAGCACGTCAGGGAGGCTCGCAAGTTCGAATTTGAGGCGATGTACGCCCGTGAACAATGCGAAGCGTCAGGCCAGATTGTGCTCACCAACTACGAAATGCTGGGCTGGTTTGATCTGCGGGAGTTTGGCGGCATCGTCCTGGACGAATCCAGCATCCTCAAGAACAGCACCGGCAAGATGCGGAACAAGATTATCGCCGACTGCCAGTCCGTTAACTATCGGCTGTCCTGCACTGCAACACCGTCTCCGAACGATCACATGGAGCTGGGTAACCAGGCCGAGTTCCTGGGAATGATGACTCAGGCCGAAATGCTGGCCATGTTCTTCACCCACGACGGTGGTGAGACGCAGAAATGGCGGCTCAAAGGCCACGCCAAGACAAGATTTTGGGAGTGGATGGCGTGCTGGTCGGTGTGCATTCGCAAGCCCTCCGACCTGGGGTTCTCCGATGACGGGTACGACCTGCCCGGGCTCACGGTCCACCAGCATGAAGTCGAATCGCACGGCCCGAAAGAGGGTGAGCTTTTCGTCACCGAGGCGCAGACCCTCACTGAGCGCCGCCAAGCCCAGCGCAACAGCATCGCCGACCGGGTGGCCAGAGTCGCCGAAATCGCCAATGCGGACGGCGAGCAATGGCTGATCTGGTGTCACCTCAACGACGAATCCGACGCGCTGGTAAAAGCGATCGACGGCGCCGAGGGCATCAAGGGCAGCGACGACATCAACAAGAAAGAGGACCGCATGATGCGGTTCAGCGCCGGCACCCTTCGCGTGCTGGTCACCAAACCATCAATCGCCGGGTTCGGCATGAACTGGCAGCACTGCAACCGGATGGCGTTTGTCGGCCTATCTGATTCGTTCGAGCAGTACTACCAAGCGGTGCGCCGCTGCTACCGGTTCGGGCAGAAGCGGCCGGTCCAGGTGCACATCGTTACCGCCCAAGCCGAGGGTGCGGTCAAGGCCAATATTGAGCGTAAGCAAGCGCAATCCGACGAAATGAGCGAATCCATGGTCGCCCACATGCGCGGCCTAATGCAGACCACTGTCACGGGGGCGAAGATGCAAAAAGCCGATTATCAAGAAGATGTGGCCGAAGGCGAGGGGTGGAAGCTGCATCTTGGGGATTGCGTGGAAACCGTCTCCAAGTTTGAGCCGGACAGCCTGGACTACAGCGTTTTCAGTCCGCCATTTGCCTCGCTGTACACCTACAGCAACAGCGACTACGACATGGGCAACTGCAAGGATGACGCCGAGTTCTACGAGCAATTCCAATTCCTGATCAGCGAAATGCTCCGCGCCACCAAGCCCGGCCGGTTGGTCAGCTTCCATTGCATGAACCTGCCGACCAGCAAGGCCAATCATGGCTATATCGGAATCCGCGATTTCCGGGGCCAGATGATTCAGGCGTTTGAGCGCGAGGGATGGATTTTCCATAGCGAGGTCTGCATCTGGAAAGACCCGGTGATCGCGATGCAGCGCACCAAAGCGTTGGGGTTGCTGTGGAAGCAGCTCAAGAAAGACAGCGCCATGAGTCGTCAGGGCATCCCCGACTATCTGGTGACCATGCGTAAGCCGGGTGAGAACCCGGACCCCATCAATCACACGCCTGACGACTTCCCGGTAGACCTCTGGCAGAAAATCGCATCTCCGGTCTGGACGGACATTAACCCCAGCCGAACCCTGCAATACCGCGAGGCGCGCGACAACGACGACGAACGCCACATCTGCCCACTGCAACTGGATGTGATCGAGCGCGCGCTGATGCTGTGGAGCCGCAAAGGCGACTTGGTGTTCTCCCCGTTCGCCGGCATCGGCTCGGAAGGCTACTGCGCCCTAAAGATGGGGCGCCGTTTTGTCGGGTCTGAGCTCAAGCCCAGCTATTGGGAGGTCGCCCGGAAGAACCTGCACGCTGCCGTTCTGGAGCAGGGTGACCTGTTCAAGGGGGCAGTATGAATCTATTCCCCACCACAATCGCCGGTATCCCCTGCCAGTGCCACGTCCTGTTCTTTGAGCCGGACCAGGGCGCGAAGCTGACGGGCCACCCTGATACCTGGGAGCCGGCGTGTGGCGGGGATTTCAATTTCGAGATCCTGGACCGGAAGGGCTACCGTGCCGAATGGCTGGAAGCCAAGCTGGTCCGGGATGATGAAGCGCGGCTGGAGCGGGAGTTTATCGCGCTGGCCGAGGATTGATTCTATAAGCGGAGAGAGAAATGGCACGAGGCGTTAATAAATGCATCCTGATCGGAAACCTGGGCGCAGACCCTGAAACTAGGTTCATGCCTAGCGGTGGGGCCGTCACCAATTTCACCCTGGCCACCAGTGAGCAATGGAAGGATAAGCAGACCGGGCAGCAGCAGGAGCGCACCGAATGGCATAAGTGTGTGGCGTTCAATAAGCTCGGGGAGATATGCGGTGAGTACCTGAAAAAGGGTGCCAAGGTGTATGTGGAGGGCTCCCTGCGAACCCGGAAGTGGCAGGGGCAGGACGGCCAGGACCGCTTCACCACCGAGGTCGTGTTGAGCGAAATGCAGATGCTTGACAGCCCTGGCGGACAGGCCAGGAATCAGCCAGATGGGCGGCAGCAGGCACCGCAACAGCAGCAAGGGCCGGCGCCTTCGGATGATTTCGATGATCCGGACTCGATCCCTTTCTGACAATCAGACAGAGCCCGGACTGGCCGGGCTTTTTCTCCCTCATGCTGTTGCATTCCTCGCACCGCCATGATTCAATCCGCCTACCAACAAAGAAAAGGGGTAAGCCATGAATTACGGAAACATCATCCTCGGATCACTCGCCCTGGGCGCGTTCATCGCCCTGCTGGCGGTGATTGGCGAGGAAGATTACAAAGCGGCCATTCAGGAGGAGCGGATGGCCTGCATGATGGTCCAGGAAGGCCTCTGGCCGGAAGAAGTGGCCGAGGGCTACGACTGCCCGGAACGGATAGCAGGAGAGATGAAATGAACGGACTGCATATCAATTTCCACATCCATGATGTGGGGCACATCAGGACAAAGACCGATAAATGCATAGGGCAGCCGGCGCACTCCGTGGTGAGCATCCCGGTATCGCTGGGCGGCTATGGCGGCGTGGACCTTTACTTCAACACGCCGGAGGACATGGAAGAGGTGGCGCGGCAAATGCTGATCGAGGCTCGCGCGCTTCGGGAAAAGCAGTGCGAGGAATGATGATCGTAATCCTCCTATCCGCCACGGCCCTGTTCCTCCTGGGCACCCTGAAATTCTGCACCTGGCTGATCGACTGGGGCATTGGCCACTTCGACGAGGATGATCATGCTGAGTGAAGACGACGTGCGGGCGGCGGCGATGATGATCGAATGTGGCTGTGATCGCGGCTGGGTGGCAAACCACCTGGGCATACGCCGGGACTGGCTCAACAAGCGCCTGTACCGCCTCAAACTGGACCGACGGGCGAGGATGCACCGATGGCCAGGATAATCGCCCTGCTGCTCGCCTGCGCGCCCCTGACGGTTTCCCCGGCCCTCACACTGCATGACACTGAGATACCCGGTTTCCGCTGCACAGAGCGAACGGGGGTGACCGTGGTGCACGTCAACGGGCAGGTCCAGCGGAACGTGTGCGGGCGGTGGGAGTGGGTGCGGTGAAAATTTTGTTGACTATTCCCATACGGGGCGTAGGCTGACGGTGCAGGAGGTAAGATGAATCGAATCAAGGAAATTCGGAAAGCCCACAAGATCCAGCAGAAGGATCTTGCCTTAGAGTTGGGCTGGAATCAGGCCCGTCTTGGTCATTACGAAACCGGAATCAGAACGCCAGGCCTGAAAGAGTCCCGGCAGATCGTCGCGGCCCTCAACCGTCTCGGCGCCTCCTGCACACTCGACGACGTTTTCCCCTGCGAAGACGGCGCAGCATAGAAAAGCCCCGGCGCTGGCAGGCGGAACCGGGGCTTTAGATGAAGCAACTGGAGAACAGTATGAAAGCACGACCGATTTTGTTCAAGCCCGACATGGTGCGCGCCATCTTGGAGGGTCGAAAAACGATGACGCGCCGGATCGTGAAGCCGCAACCCCCGCTGGGTTCAGATGGTGTGGCTTATAACCCGTCGCATTTTGAGCCGGACAGGGGGTGGTACTGGAAGCCACACGGCGGCTTTGCAAAATGCCCCTACGGCGCGCCCGGTGACATGTTGTGGGTGCGGGAGGCGTTCAGTGGCCCGCACGGCTGCCGCAACCTGAAGCCGTCTGAATGGCCAGAGGGCTGCCCGATCTGGTATTGGACTGACGGCAATGTCGCTGGATTCGACGCGACACAGCCAAAGCCCTCCATCCACATGCCCCGCTGGGCCAGTCGCCTCACCCTGGAAATCACCGACGTGCGCGTGGAGCGGTTGCAGGACATCAGCGAGGACGATGCGCGAGCCGAGGGCATTGCTGACGGCGGATGCCTGAATTGTGGCGAGCCTGAGCCGTGCGGTTGCTCCGATCCGCAGCCGGATGCTCGGGACGCCTTCATTCACCTCTGGCAATCCATCAACGGCGATCAGTCCTGGTCCGCCAATCCGTGGGTTTGGGTTGTGAGCTTTAAGGCCCACCACATGAACGTCGATGCGTTCCTGCGGGGCAGGGAGGCTGCATGAAGCTGGATGGCCTTGATCACCCCAAGACGCTGGATTTTGCGGCTCGCCTCGACGTGATCCTGCCGCAGGCAATCGGGCACCTGGAGTTGCTGTGGGCATTCGTCGCACAAAAGACGCCGCACGGTAATGTCGGTAAGTGGCCGGACGGTGCCATAGCCCGCGCTTCACAGTGGAGTGGAGACCCGACTGTATTCGTGACTGCACTCTGCGAAGCAGGGTTCATCGACGAGCATCCCGTCCACCGCTACATCGTCCACGACTGGCAGGAACACGCGCCGCGCTGGGTCACCTCGAAGCTATCTCGAGCCAAGGAATCGTTCTGCGTTCCACATAATCCGCTCGAAGTAAAAGCGCCTCAGAGCGAGGAACCGGACAGCAGTGGAGAAAGCACAGAGAGCAGTAGTGGCGACTACAGTCATGACGACAGTGCCGACTCTAAGCCTAGTCAAGCCAAGCCTAGTCAAGCCAAGCCAAGCGAAGGCGAGCCTCCGCCTCCGGCGGGCAGCGCTGGCAAGCAGCGCAAGCTCACATACCCCGACGAGTTCGAGCAATCGTGGAAGGAGTATCCCAAGCGACCAGGGAACAACAAACGCGATGCCTGCAAAGCCTGGGAGGCCAGGGTCAAAGCCGGGGCTGATCCTGACGAAATCCTGGCAGGCGTTCAGCGCTACGCCGCGTTCTGCCGGATCACCGGTAAGACCGGAACCGAATTCGTGAAGCAGGGCGCCACGTTCTTTGGCCCCAGCGAACACTACCTGGACGACTGGACGCCGCCGCCTGACAGCAGGTCGGCGCCATCAAGCCATACCGGATTTTCTGACCACGAATACACCGAACACCTGCCCGATTGGGCCAAGGAGGCGTGATGGAAGCGCAAGAGAAAATCATCACTGACGTATGCGAAACCCACGGCGAGTACAAATCCAAGGTTCAGGAGATCATGGGGCGCACGTTCGCCACTGGCTGCCCTGAATGCGAGGCGGAGCGCGAGGCGAAGATGAAAGCGGATGACGAAAAGCGTCTCCGCGCCGCACGGGAGCGCCGCGTTGAGGAGTTGGCTCAGGGTGCCCTGATTCCCAAGCGCTTCCAGGGCTACGGCTTTGATGACTATCAGCCTGCCAATGACAAAGCGGCAAAGATCAGGGCGGCCTGCCAGCGCTACGCGGAGCGGTTCGAGGATCGATTACAGATGGGTGGCGGACTGGTGCTGTGCGGCAAGCCCGGCACTGGCAAAACGCATCTGGCCTGCGCGATTGCGAACCACGTCATGCGCGAATTCTTTCGGGTGCCCCTGTTCACGTCCGTCACGAAAATGAGCCGGGCGGTGAAGGCGACGTACACCCCGAAGTCAGACCGCACCGAGGCGCAGGTTATTCGCAGCTTCGTGGACCCCGATCTGCTGATCTTGGACGAGGTGGGCGCCCAGCGCGGCACGGAAACCGAGTTGCTGCTGGCTCAAGAAATCATCGACGAGCGTTACCAGGAGGTGCGCCCAACGATCCTGATCTCCAACCTGCCGGAGTCGGAGCTGGGCCGGTACATCGGTGATCGGGCCATTGACCGGATGTACGAGGGCGGCGGGGCGATCCTGGCGTTTGACTGGGACAGCTACCGCCGCTCAGGCCAGAGTCGCCGATTTGAGCAGCCCGAGGCGCTGGACGTTCCGCGCCGCGAGGCTGGCTTCCTGAAGGGAGGCAAGTGACATGAGTCAGAACGTCCGCGAATCCAGACTTGCGCCGGCAGAAGCCCAACGATTTCTACGAACGGTAGTTGCATCCCCTCTCCATTCGGTGCAATAATCACAACGAGACTTTAGAGAGGTGAGTGAAATGAATGCCAAGATGAAAGCCAAGGAGGCCCGCAATGACTGAGCAGCAGAGAGAAGCGTTTGAGAAGTGGGCGGAATCCGAAGGCCTAAATACTGTTTGGGGCCACACAGGATACCTGCTCGCTGATACGGCGGCGGCCTGGAAAGCATGGCAAGTCGCCCTCTCCCATGCCGAGGGGGAGGCGGTGGAGCCTATCGGTTACCTGACCCTACAAGCCGTTGCACGGCTACAGGGGGACGACCGGCTGAACGGAGAGCATCTTTACGCCTTCGATCCGGACGATATGAGCAAATTTCGGGGGGTTTATTTGCACCCCGCGCCCCTGGTGGCGGGCCTGACCGAGACGGCCATCAAGTCCAGCCCGGCATATCGCGCCCTGCATCGTGAGAAAGAGCACTTGCTGGGCCTGCTGAAAGATCAAGCGCCCCAGGTGGCGGTGCCGGAGGGCTGGACGCTGGTGCCGAAGCGGGCCACCAAGGAAATGGCTGAAGCGGCAGCAGAGAGACGTGGCTGCGTGGTCTCAGCGAATCTGTACGCCACAATTAACGCCGCCATCGCCGCCGCCCCCACCGCGCCCGCCGGGGAGCCAGTAGTGTGGCCCGAACCCCAGGAGGCGACGACTATCGAGGAGTATGTCGGCGAATACGAATACACCGACGGCGAGGGGCACAACTACAGCCCCACCGAAACCGAGCGCGCGCTGATCCTGGATGCCATTCACGGGATTCCCGACCATCTGCTGCAACCGCCGAAGCCCGCCCAGCAACCTGTAAGCAATCCTGATGGGTTGCCTGAGCCGGGTCGGCGGGAAGCCGAGCAGGCGTACATCAACGGCGCCTTCGATTATGCGCGCGATCCGATCGGAAGCCGCGATTGGATTCTGTTCTGGAATGGATGGCGGGCACGGAATAAAGCCGCCCCCGCCCCGGATGAGCGGGAGATAGCGGCCAAGGCGCTGGATCGCCACGTCGCCCACTTGCAGGCTATGGGTGAGCGCGACGCGCGTAACAACGATCACGAAGGATTGCAGACGTGGGAGGACGCTGTCTACTTCGCACGCCAGGAAGCCGCCCGCCTCCGCGCCGGGAAGGGAGACGAGTGATGCGAACCTACCTCAAGCGACTGAGGCACCACCCCGGAGTTCTACCGGCAACTGCCTGGACCATCCTAATGATTTTGGCAGGGGCGACAGGGGATCACCCGGTTTCGGGGGCTGCTTTTGGAGCCCTGCTTTCCACCCTGGTTTGGCTGACCGTTCTGATCACGGCGAGAAGCCAGCCATTACCACGGGAGGAGCACCCCAATGACTGAGCGCAAAGTCACGAAGACCCTCAAGGTCCGGATTCGCGACAAGCACGCGAAAGCTTTGAGGGATCAGGCGGCATCGGTGAATTTCGTCTGGAACTACGTGAACGAGCTCAGCTCACGCTCAATCCGTGAGCGGGGGACCTTCTTGTCTGCTTACGACATACAGAAGTACACCGGCGGGGCTGCCAAGGATCTCGGACTCCACAGCCATACGGTCCAGGAGGTCGGCAGGGAGTACGCCACTCGACGCAAGCAGTTTAGGAAGGCCCGCCTGGCATGGCGCAAGTCCCGAGGCGTGCGCCGGTCGCTTGGCTGGGTGCCTTTCAAGTCAGGGGCGGCTAAGTGGAAGAGCGGACAGGTGTTTTTTAATGGTCAGCATTTCCAGGTGTGGGATAGCTTTGGCCTGAGCCAGTACAACTTTCGATCCGGCTGTTTCAACGAAGACGCCCGGGGTCGCTGGTACTTCAACGTGGTGGTCGAGGTCGATGTCCAGCCATCTTCTGGCGAAGGCGCTGTTGGCATCGACCTGGGCCTGAAGGATGTGGCGACCTGTAGTGACGGCGTGAAGCTGGAAAATGGTCGATTCTACCGCGACCTGGAAGACAAACTGGCCATTGCTCAGCGGGCGAGAAAAAAGCGTCGAGTGAGATCAATACACGCCAAGATCAGTAACCGGCGCAAGGATGCATTGCACAAATTTTCCCGTCAGATGGTTGATCGGCATGGGGAAATCTATGTGGGCGATGTGTCGTCCTCCAAACTTGCCAGGACTCGCATGGCCAAATCGGTAATGGACGCCGGATGGGGTCAACTGAAGACAATGCTGGAATACAAATGCGATCACGCAGGCATTGCTTTCAAAGAGGTTGGCGAGGCGTACACCACCCAGACCTGTTCTGCATGTGGCGCTCTGCCACCGCAGAGGCCGAAAGGTATCGCAGGGCTCGGAATAAGGGAATGGACCTGTGAGTGCGGTGTGACTCACGACCGCGACATCAACGCGGCCAAGAACATTCTCGCGGCCGGGCATGGCCGTCCTGCGGAGGGAATCTCATGAAGAGAGTAGATGCCAATGAGCGCACAGACCGCGAGGCTCGACCGAACATGACCATGGAGCAGCACGTGGAAATGATTGGCCGTCAGGATGCGATGAACGGGAAGCCCTGCCGGCCCAGCGCCTACGGAGCGCTCGCCGGATCAGCGTGGGAGACCTGGTACACCAGAGGATGGAGCGCTGCCGCCATGGCAGAGGGAGGGGAGCAATGAAGGGCGATCAGGCATCAGCGAACAACCCCTGGCCAAGCCGCATATGGCTGGCCGGAGAAACCCACGAAAAGCGCCGGTCTTCCGCGAAGGAGCCCGGCTCCGTTGCATACGTCAGGGCTGACGAGTACGACGAGCTGCTGGCGTGGGTCGAATCCAACATGCCGGAGTCCCACCAGGGGCGCGGGGGTGGCGATGCGTAAGGCCATGCGGCTCCTTCACCCGGAAAGTCCCGGCATGCGCGTGCTGGTAGTGCGCGGCTGGCTGGGGCGCCTGCTCAAACCCCGCGAGTTCGCCACGCTGGGCGAGGCTATCGACCACTCGCTTGATCGTGACTGGGAAACCGGCGCTTTT